CCAATATTGATTGTGATGCGGGTGATAAGGTGGTTTCTAAATGAATTTGTAATTAATCACATAAAAAGATTTATCAAATACATAATAAAACGTTTCATAAAAAACTTGTAATCACAAGTAAACTTACTTATATTTACATCCATGGGATTACCCAAACTATTAACTGAACAGCAAAAGAAATTTGCGGAGCTATTGGTATACAATGAGGGACGTAAGACACCTACTGAATGTGCTAAAGAGGCAGGCTATGCCGAAGGTTCGTGCCATGTGCGCGCGTCTGAGCTGCGCAATCCAAACAAGTTTCCACTCGTCGTCAAATACATTGGCGAACTCAGAACAGAAATACAGAAGAAGTATGAGGTTAGCTTTGAACGGCACATCACAGAACTCGGTCGTATACGCCAAGAAGCTCTTGCAAAGGGAGCTTTCTCGGCAGCTACAAATGCGGAGGTTGCGCGAGGCAAAGCAGCAGGACTATACATCGAGCAGAAAATAATCAGAACAGGTAAGCTAGAGGACATGTCTATTGAAGACTTGGAAGCTAAGATGAAAAAAATATACCAAGAGAATGAAGTATTGATAAAGGGAGACTACACACTCGTCGATGAGAAAAGCTAAATCATATCAAGAGCACACTCCTGGTCCAAAGAAGCGGACATCAATAGGGAACAGCATACGCTCACGTCCCAAAAACAAACACAAGCGTAGGGGGCATAAAAAATATAGAGGTCAAGGAAAAAGGAGATAATATGACTGACACAATAGATAAAGAACAAAAGAAAAAAGAAGCTGATCAAGCCATTAGAGACATACTAGACAAACCAACCTCAGAAAAAACATTTGATGAAATGAGTGTTAATGAGTTGGTTGAAACTAATGCCATCTTAAATGCTAACAACGATGCAGTTGCAAAACAACTAAAGACAGCACACAATTATTATGATGTTAAAAACCTGATAACTATTCTTACTAGGTTTGCCACTTCTGAAGTTGGGTCAAACGCAAAGGTAATGATGGTGTTGCCAGAAGGTAGAAATCCATTACAAAAAGAGTTTAATATTAAAGAAATTACTCTTGTTGAAAACAAAATTATAGGCTCTAGAGAAAAGTATCGTTGCGTTATTTTAGTACAATAAATTACTTTGAAAGAAGAATCAAAACTTTGGCAAAAAGTTAAGAAGAATACACCAGGAATTACATGGACACGTGTTGAATCTTGGGCATCTTTTGGCTTTCCTGATCTAGTTGGATACACTGTAAAGCATGGCTTTTTTACAGTTGAGCTAAAAGTAACGAAAAGTAATAGAGTTGCCATGTCACCACACCAAATAGCGTTCCATGTTAAGCATCCCACGAAGACATTTATCTTGGTCCAGCCCCACGGTCAACGATCCGTGATACTTTGTCCAGGGACCATGGTCCGGGAGCTTGCTGACTCTGGCTTGAGCGCTTGCACGCTTGCGCCTGTGCCCTTCAGCTCGCTTGAGACCCAATTGCTTGCGCGCTTGTAGCCTAACGCTTGCTTCCTGACGCTTGAGCGCTTGCTCGCTTGCGCCTGTAATTTGTGCGCATTTGCTTGCGCCTCAGGTCCGCTTGTATCCTATTTTTAATTGGGAACGCCCGTGGCGTCCCCAGCGGGAAGGTCCGGCCCATTAGTGTTTGCCATATGCTATGTTTGGTATTGACTGGTCCCAGCAGGCGCGGCAATCGTTGCACGCGTTCCCCTGATCAGGGGCCGGGCACGTGCGGCCACTGGATACAACTGTACTTGTCAGGGCCCAGGACTTTGGCGCGTTGCCGTCTACCATCGTTGCGCTCAATCTAATCGTCAGATTGCCCGGCACCTCAACCGGGTCAATCTTAGAAAGGATCCCAGATTCCCGGGTGGGTATCCAGTGCGCGATGTCAGGTGTTAGCCTGCATACATCGAATATTTTCCTCAAGTGTTCTATTGTTTGAATGTCGCCACTGTCATGCCATCTAAAATATTTAGACTTGCGGGCGTTTATATCTGCAGCCATAGTCTCCACCCATCGCGGGTCCTGGATGCTTGCCAGTCTTCTGTGCATTGCTTCTTTAACGTTTGGAAATCTATAACGGCCTTTCAAGGCGTAGCAGCCATGACACACCGAGCCGGGGACCTTGGCCAGCTTTGCGCCAACCTTGCATTCTGTCGCCGGTAAGTTGTAAGCATAGCCGGGCATCTTGGAGGGCTTGCTTAGCCCTCCAGTGATTATTTTTCTACTTGACGCGTTCATATCTAACCACCCCGCCGCCTCGTCTTACATAAATAGATTGATGCTCATATAAAAAATCGTGAGCGTCCAGCGGCGCCTCTTTGCCTGTCATCTCGTGTATGTCTCGCAGTAGTTTCTTAAACGCTCGTCTCACGTGCTCGTCGCACATATCAGACACAGGTATACGCCCGCGGCTGGTGCTATTGTAGTATATTTCGTCCATATATTATCCTTTCTATTATTAATATCACTTTATCCCATACTATTTAAATAAAGTCAATGTTTTTTTGCTTGTGCGCTTGCGCCTTGCGGCCTCGCGCTGCTTGCGCCTTTGCACCCAGTACGGATGCACTACACCTATAACCCCGGTCCGCGGCGCAGGTGCCCCGGGACCAGCCCGGAGCATCTTGCTTTTGTACGTGGACCTATTCACTGAGTCTCCCATTGCAGGTCGGGATCTTCTTCCACAACCATGGCAACGTCGCCAACAATGTTGCAGTGATCACGCCAGCCAGGAAGAAGGTTATCTTCATCGGGTTTTAATTTATTGTAACGTAGCTGGGATGCGCGCCAGTTGTGCTGTTTACCAGTTAGGCGGCCCTCTTCATCACAGTATAGATCGCAATCAAAGACAATATTTTCTTTGACGTCGTTCCACTTACCCTCAACAATTTCTATCAAGTCTGCATTGATCAATGGATAGATCTCTTTGAATGACGGACCATCCTCACCTTCCATTGTCTTTAATGATACTGGACCATTGCCAGCAGGTATTATTGCTACTTTAAATTTTTTCATAAGTATCCTTTCTTTGTTATTAATTATCATAATGTCCCATATTCATGACACGTTGTCAAATAAAAAATGCTTGCGGCCTTGCGCCCTGAGCTCTGAGTCCTGGAGCATCGACGCGTGCTACCTCCAAGGCCCTGGACCGCGGTCCGGAGACAAGTCGTAGAGTTCGAAAATACAACTTGTCACCGCACAGCGTTTATACTTGGTCTTACAGATATATCTACCATGCCAAGTATTAGAAGTATTAATTTACCAGAGCAAATCCTTGCGTTGGTACAGCAACTTCAACTTCTTTTGGTTGCTGTTCTCTTGCAGTCTGTCTAACTGCAAGTGAATGTCTTAGTCTCTCTCTTGTATCATCAGATACAATAGACAACTCTCTTGATAGATCAGTTGTCTCAAACGAAACACACTCTTGAACATCTGGCCAATACTCTTTGACATCAGACAA